GTTATTTCACATGATGTTGCCATCTCAGATAAAGCAGGTAGTGATAATGCTTGTACAACTGTTATTAAATTAAAAGAAAAACCTAATGGGTCAATTATTAAAGAATTAGTGTACATAAAAACTCACAATGGATTATCTTTACCTGATCAAGCTAAATATTTGAGAGAATTACTATTAAAGTTCGATAATACTAAAAAACTGGTAATAGATGTACGAGGAAATGGTGAAGCATTGCCTTCTCTTTTGGCTGAATCATGGGAGCATCCAAATGCTAATGGTGAAATGGTTGAATACCCTCCTCTAATTCCCGATGATGGAAATAGTAAGTATTCTAATATCAAGAATGCCAATCCTTTAATTAGAGAAATAGCAGCAACCAATCAATTAAATAATACAATGTATACATATATGAAAACATGCTTTGAAGATAAAAGTCTGAGGCTACCAATAAGCTCTGCTGAAGTTGATGCCGACAATAAACAAGGTAAAATTTCTAATGAGGAGTTCTTGATACATGTTAATTCTGACTTATTAGTGCAAGAACTGAGTAATATTAAGCAAGAAATAAGTGGACATGGCAATATTTTATATAATCGAATTGCTAAAGCTACTAAACGAGATCGAGTTACAAGTTTGGGATATGCCTTGTATTACATAAAAGAATTGGAGATGGATAATAAGAATAATGTAAATTCCTCTATTGATGACTATTTATTCTTCATGCAATCAGGATTCTAAATTAATAAATACATAAAGAAAGGAGGATAATTGAAAATGGTTGAAGATCATGATTACAAAGAATGGATTGAAGTTGCAGGATTAACTGATTATATAACTCAATATGGCACTGGTTCATCATTATACGATTTAAAACTGTCAGACCTGTATAAATACTTGCAAAACCCTTATTCCAACATATCACAAATTCAAAAATCCTCTAAGTACCTAACTAATAAGCATGGAATAATAAAAGAAGTGTTAAGGACATTTAAATCACTTCCCTCTTTAGATTACATTATTTCTTGGTCAGATGTTGATGATGAAAAGAAAATTAAAAAGTACGAACGAAGAGTAAATGATTTTCTTAAACAGATTGATATTAGAACTTTTGTAAGAGATGGATTGTTTGAAGTTGGGGAAATGGGAACTGTAGTATCTTGCTTTAGAAATAAAAAATACATACAATTCTTAGATTTAGATGATTTACGTATTAACAAACAACGCAATGGAAGATGGATTGTTGAATATGATTTAAGCTCTATTAATAAACATAAAACAGTGAATGACAAATTAACAGTCATTGAGTCGTTACCTGAAGAAATAACACTTGAAAAATATAATCTTTATAAAAAGAAAGGTAAAGATTATCAATACATTGAGTTAAAGAATGCTGATGTTATTAACATTGATGCAAATCGAAATGTTCCATTTGGTCTACCTTTAACTTTGGGAGCATGGTCTTCGTTATTACAGAAAGAGATCATAGATAGAGTAGAACGATCTGTTGCAGATAGATTGTTAAAAACAATTGTTATTCTTTCAGCAGGTCACTTAGATAAAAATGGGGAAAAACCAGTTCCAAAGGAAGTTATTACGGCTTATTTTAAAGAAGTAAGTAAATTGTTTCAAAAAAAAAATGGTGGAAGTTTATCTAATCAAGATGACACTTCTGGAACAGGAACTATAGCCCTACCCCACTTCTTTAAGCTCGATACATTGAAAGTTGATACTGAACTTTTTAAAAAAGAACTTTATGAAAAAATTGAAAATGATATTTACGCTAATTTAGGTCTGAGTCCTGCTGTTATTTGGGGCGGAGGATCGAGTGGGAATTATAGTGCAGCAACATTAAATGGTCAAAAGTTCTACCAATACATATACACTGTTTTAGAGAAATTTGAAATCATTATCAATCGATACATCAATCAAATATTACCTAATAATGTGTCATGTCAATTTATTTTCTCAAGAACAACTATTTTTGATAAAGATAAGCATGTTGATAAATATAAGGAATTATATTTGCAAACTGGCATATCTAAATTTTGGTTAGAGTCACTTACAGGATTGCCATATGAAAATGTCATTGGCCAAGCTGAGTATGAACGTAAGATATTGAAAACTGAACAATTCATGTACCCACCGTCAAATGCTTATACGCAAAGTGGAAACGCAAATGGTAGACCTCCAGATGATAATCCAACAAATGAGAGTACTATTAAATCAAAATCTTCAAATGGAAACAGCAATCCAAGACCTTCCACAACATAAAGGAAGTGATAAAATGAAAGGTTACTCCCCCAATTTAACCAATAAAGAGAAAACTAAAGAAATATCTTCAAAAATTAAACAAGAGTTCATTGAATTAGGTACTGTGAATACAAC